TAGCAGCAGCTGAAACTTATGCAGACTATTCGACTATTCCAGCGATCCAAGAAGCCAGCCTGATGATCTCGATCGATATCTGGCAGTCTCGCCAAGCGCCTTCGAGCGGTGGCGTTACAGTTGACGGATACGCGCCAAGTCCTTATCGCATGGGTAACACTTTGCTCGCTCGCGTTCGTGGCTTACTTGCACCTTACCTAGATCCGCGCTCGATGGTTGGCTAACCATGGCAGCGATCTCAACCCTTCGCGCAACTATTGCCGCGGCACTCGTAGATAATTCACTCTATTCAGTATTCGCATTTCCACCTGCTACGCCTATCGTCAACAGCGTGGTAATTAGCCCGGCAGATCCTTATATCACGCCATCAAATAACAAGTACAACACCATTGCACCGCTTGCTAACTTTTCTGTCAATATCTTCGTGCCACTTCTGGACAACGAAGGAAATCTAAATGGAATTGAGGATCTGCTAGTTGCAGTATTTAACAAACTAGCTGCGTCCTCTATCGTCTATAATGTGGGAGATGTGAGCGCGCCTAGCGTTCTCAATGCCGCATCGGGCGATCTTTTAACATGTTCAATGCAAATATCAGTCCTATCGAGTTGGAGTTAATTATGTCCGAGTGGGAAAAAGAGCAAGAAGCCTTCCTGATTAAGATCGGGCAGGTAGCACCAGCAGCACCAAAACCATCTACTAAGAAAGACGAGGAATAACCTAAATGGCAGTATTTCTGAATAACACAGTAGGCGTAAAGGTTAACTCCGTTGATCTTTCTGACCATGTAACATCAGTAACATTAAATAGAGCATTTGAAGAACTCTCAGTCACCGCAATGGGTGACTCTGGAGTAAAGCAAGTCAAAGGATTAGAGACATCAAGCGTAACTCTTGACTTCCTAAACGACACAGCATCAGCGAATGTTCTTGCAACACTTCAAGCTGCTTGGGGAACAAATGTAACAGTAGTTCTCCTACAGACTAAGGGAACAGCAGTCTCTGCGACTAACCCTCTTTACACAATGACATGCCTAATCAACAACACAACCGATATTAACGGTGCAGTTGGCGATCTTGGCACACAGTCAGTTACATGGAATGTATCTGGCACAGTTGCAGTAGCAACAACCGGCACATTCTAAATCACTAACTAAGGGGCAAAAGCATGGCAAAACTAAAGGTAACAAGGGCAGACGGAAGCGTTAACGAGTACCAGATCACTCCGGCGATCGAGTACGCCTTCGAGCAGTATGCGAAGAAGGGCTTTCATAAAGCCTTTAGAGATGATGAAAAGCAGAGCGATGTTTATTGGCTTTGCTGGGAGTCTATTCGTCGGTCGGGTGAAACCGTTAAACCCTTCGGAGAGTCATTTCTCGAAACATTGGCGCGAGTCGAGGTTCTCGATGATGACCCTTTGGAGTAACGCGGGAGTCCTTCACCTATCTCGTAGCGAGACTATCGCTTGAGACAGGACTCTCGCCCCAAAGTTTAATAGCACTAGATCACACAATGTTCAGGACTTTACTTCAAGCCCTGAAGGACAGAGCAAAGGAGCAGAGCGATGCCAGTCGAGTTAAAAGGCGCAGATAAACTTCGCAAAGCCCTTCGAGAGTTCGAGCCTGATCTAGCCAAGGCTACAACTAAGCAGATGGCAGCTGCGCTAAAGCCAATTACTAACACAGCGCGTGGCTATATGCCAAGTAATACTGCAATGCTATCTGGCTGGACTTCGGCTACATCTTCTGAAAATACTGTTAAGTACCGTGTATTCCCTAAGTATGATCAAGCAGAAGCAAAACGCGGAATTAAGTATTCAACCAGTCCTTCTCGGCCTAACCAACGAGGCTTCGTCTCTTTAGCGCGTATCATCAACGCTTCCGCCGGCGGAGCGATCTACGAAACTGCAGGCCGCAAGAACCCAGGCGGTCAGCCAACCTTTACACGCACTAAGTTCACACCTGCTTCCTATCGCGAAGAAGGTCGAGGCTATAACAAGTCTCTGAACCCTAACGCTGGTAAGCAGTTCTTAGATCGAGCAAATGCAACTGGAAATCTGGTCAACGCTAGACCACGCCAACAAGGCCAAGCAGGTCGATCAACTCGCAAGATGACTGGTCGCGCCATATTTAGAGCATTCGCTGAGGATCAAGGCAAGGTCACAGCTGCAATAGTAAAAGCCATTGGCAGTTCTGCTATTGAGTTTAAAGCAAAGACAGGTGTTAAATAATGGCTGATCTAAAGATAGATATTGCTTCGGTATTCTCTGGCAAGAAGGCTTTTCAAGATGCCGCTAAGTCAACCATTGGACTTAATAACCAAGTCAAGACACTTGCTAAGTCTTATCTTGGCTTATTTACTATTCAGCGTTTAGGCCGTTCTGGTTACAACGCTGCGAAAGCCTTTGCTCAAGATGATAAAGCAGCCAGAGTATTAACCCAGTCTTTAGATAACTTGGGTCTAGCCTTTGCAGATCCTTCAGTTAAGAACTTTATTGCAGACCTTGAAAAGCAATTTGGCGTACTCGATGATCAACTTCGTCCAGCCTTTCAGCGTTTATTAACTACAACAGGCGATGTTGCAAAGAGCCAACAGTTGCTGCGTACAGCGCTGGATCTTTCAGCAGCTAGTGGCGCAGATGTAGTAAGCGTTGCCGGTGATCTTTCCAAGGCTTATGTAGGTCAGACTCGTTCACTTGCTAAATACGGTATTGGTCTAACTCAGGTTGAACTTAAGGCCATGTCCTTTGAGGAAGTCCAAACACGCATCAACGATCTATTCGGCGGACAAGCAACAGTCTCAGTCGATACCTATGCAGGTGCTATGCAGCGACTATCGGTTGCTTCTAGCAATGCTCAAGAGATTATCGGCGGTGGCTTGCTCGATGCGCTTGCAGCCCTTGGCGGTGGCGGAGAAGGTGGACTTACTAACACTTTAAACCTTATTGAAAAGACTTCTACAGCCCTTGCTACCTTTATCCGCCGTTTTGGCGTGGGAGTTGGTCAGATAGCAGCCTTAGCGCGTGGAGACTTTCAGGCTTTCAAAGCAATAGGCGAAGGCGAGATGAACCGAGGTAAAGACACCTCAGGTATCACGCCATCGATCCGCGCAGAACTAAACAGAGCAGCAGCCGACAAGGCAGCGAAGAAGAACCGCGATGCTTTGCTCAAGACTACTAAAGAGCAGACTAAAGCAATTAAAGAACAGACAGCCCTGCAAAAGGCTGGAACTCTGTTCGATATTCAACAGGCTCAGATCATCGCTGCACTCAAGGGCAAGATTACAGATGAGGAAAGAACTCGCCTTGAACTGCAACTAGCCATCTTGACCGGCAATACTAACGAGGCTTCTAAACTAGCTGCTGAACTTGCCAAGGCTCAAGGTCTAACAACACAGTTAGCCGATTACCTAGCCAATAAAATCACAGCGGCTAAGAACCCATTTGAGGCTTGGAAGGCTTATCTCGATGCCATTGAGACTCAGGCTCGCCGCATCGCTAACATAACTCCTATTGCTCCAGTCTCTATTGCAGGCGGTAACACTTCAGGCACTTACAGCCCAGCAGTTCAGTCGATGATCGCGGCAACTACTCCATCGGTCGGAGTAACTTCAGGCGGCGATGTAATAATTAACATCGCTGGATCTGTTGTTTCAGAAGCCGATCTAGTTGAAGCAGTATCTAATGGACTTCTTAACCGATCACTTTCAGGCTCACCTTCTGCCATCGGCAGACTTAAGGGATCATTCGGGGCATGAGCCTTCCAGCGCAGATAACCGTATCCTTCGACTTCTCCTCTGGGGCTACCTTCGGCTATCCGATGACTCTCGGAGATGCTAAGTATGGACTTCTAGGCACAGGCACACTTGCTTCATCAGCAGTTCCAGAGCCAGTAGTCGATCTAACGCCAGATGTACGCCAGATCAGCATTCGCCGCGGTCGCAATATCATGCGCGACCAATACGAGGCTGGCACTTGCACCGTTAGAGTTCTAGACCCTACATCGGCCTTCAACCCGCAAAATGTTAATTCTCCTTTTTTTGGTTTTCTCACTCCACTCCGTAAGTTACGCGTAGCGGCTACCTTCGAAGGCACTTCCTACTTCCTTTATTCAGGCTATACAACCGAGTATAAGTACACCTATCCTCAAGGCCAAGAGACAGGTTATGTCGACATAATTTGCTCAGATGCACTTAGGCTAATGCAGCAGGCAACCGTTACAACCGTTACAGGGGCTACAGCAGGGCAGAACACAGGCACACGCATAACTAAGATCCTTGACCAAGTGTTCTGGCCTACAAATATGCGCCAGATCGACACAGGCAATACAACCTGTGTAGCAGATCCCGGCACAGCTCGAACATCACTCGATGCGCTATTCAATGCAGCCTTCTCAGAGCAAGGCGCGTTCTACATAGACCAAGAAGGCACAGCCAACTTCAAGAACCGCACTAACACGATCACTTCTGCCAGCGCTACGCCTATCGAGTTTAATCAAACTGGCGGCATCCCTTACAAGAACCTGGTCTTTGCCTTCGATGATAAGTTGATTATTAACTCCGCCGGCATGACTCGCGTCGGCGGCACACAACAGGTATCAGAGAATGCGGCCTCTATTGCTAAATACTTCCCTCATCAGTTAAACCAAGAGAACCTAGTAGCGCAGACAGATGCAGACACTCTAAACATCGCTCGCATCTATGTAGCAACTAGACAAGAGACCACGATCCGCATAGATGCT